CTGAATTAGAAGCTACTAAAGCTTCAATTACAGTTGTTAAGGATGAAATAGAAAAATTGGAAGCAAAACAAAATCGTGTTAAAATGAATCAAACAGAAGTAAAAGGGTTTAATGCTACCCTTGCAGACGCTATCGAACAAAATGGTGATAGCTTAGCAAAATTAGCTCGTGGTGAACAAAAGCGTTCAGGCTTTATCTTAGACACTAAGGCAGTAGGTAACATGACAGAAGCAGTTAACTTAACTGGTGACATCCAAAGACAATATGCTCCACAAGTATATGCTCTTCCTTCTCGTAAGGTGCATATCAGAAGCTTAGTACCAGTAGGAACTATCTCTACAGGTTTATTCACTTTCCCTAAGGAAACAGGTGGCGAAGGCGAAGCAGGACCACAAACTCAAGGTTCTACTAAACCACAAATCGATTTCGATATCACAATGACTGATGCTCCAGCTCAGTACATCGCTGGTTTCGTAAGAATCTCTCGTCAAATGTTAGATGATGTACCTGCTATGACTTCTTTCTTACAAGCTCGTTTGTTAGAGAAGTATTTATTAGCTGAAGATTCTCAATTACTTTTCGGTAATGGTACTGCTCCTAACTTGACTGGTTTAACAATCAATGCTGCTGCTTTCAGTGGTGCTGCTACAGTTGATGTAGAGCAATTAGTTCAAGCTATCGCACAAGTTGAGGCTTCTAACTATTCTGCTACAGGTATTTTGATTAACCCTTCAGATTGGGCTAATATCGTGAACACTAAGAATACTAACTCTGCGTACTCTTTACCAGGTTCTACAGTGGTTACAACTGATGGTACTTTGTCTATCGCTGGTATCCCTATCTATAAGTCTACAGCTATTACTGCTGATAAGTTCTTAGTAGGTGACTGGTCTATGGGTGCTCAAATCATGCAAAATCAAGGTATTTCTGTTCAGTTCTCTGAAATGGATAGCGATAACTTCCAAAAGAACATGATTACTGTAAGAGTTGAAGCTCGTATTGCATTCCCTATTTATTACAATAGTGCGTTTGTGTACGGTGATTTTGGTAATGTTGCTTAATCTTTAATTAGATTTACAATACAAGGGATAGCCTAGAAAGCTATCCCTTTTTGTTTACACTAAATTTTAGTTATTTTTGTAAAAATTAGCATAATGCAGATACTAAGAGATGTAACGACTACAGTAGCCCCTTCGGCAACAATCGTTACCTTACAGACCGCAAAGGATTATTTAAGAGTAGATTATAGCGAAGATGATACTTTGATTACTAACCTTATAGAAACCGCTAGGATCAGATTAGAGCAGTACGCTTCAGTTGCTATGACTGCTAGAACCCTAAAGGTGGTAGCTTATGTAGATGAGTTTATAGAGCTTCCTTATGCTCCTATAAACAGTATTACATTGGTAGAATATTGGGATGGTGCTGCATGGGTAGCAATGGTAGTTGGAGATTATAGGGTTATAGGTGATACCTACAAAAAGGTTTATTTCACTTCCCCTATTATGAGTGACTTTAGATTCACTTATACTTGTGGATATGCCACTACTCCAGAGTCTATGAAAACGGCTTTGTTGAAGATGGTAGGTGATTTGTACGAATACAGAGAATCAAGTGTTGAAAGCTCTAAGCCTTCAGCTAACTTAACAACGGCTTACGAACTAATGAAACCTTACAAAAGGGTAAGTATTATCTTCTAATGATAGGACAATTAAGAAATAGGATTACATTTAATACTAAAACAAGCGTTTCTGATAGTGCAGGAGGGTTTGTGAATACTTTAGTACCATACTACACTTGCTGGGCTGAATTGGTCACTAATACCAATTCTAGGACTAATATAGCAGGTAAGGACAGTATTAATGATGGAGCTACATTTAGGATCAGATATACAACAGGTAAGACATTTACTAATGCCCTTGTAATAACTTGGAAGTCAAGGACTTATATGATTAACTCTATTATTAACGAAGCTGACTTGAATCAATATTATTTAATAGGTTGTGCAACACTTAAGTAATGAATGCATTTAGCGTAAAGGTAAAAGGGCTTGACTTTTTAGAAAAAAGGATTAAAGATGCTCACATTAAAATAACAGAGCAATATACAAAAATCATTAATGATTCTGTTATAGAAATATCTAAATTAGCTGAAAGTAAAGTACCAATAGGGAAAACAAGTAGGCTACAAGGATCTATTGGATATAGTTTATATAATGTTGCAACTGGTGCATCTGTATATGCTTCAATTCATTACGCTCCTTATGTTGAATTTGGTACAGGGCAAAAATTTGGTATCCCATCATATCCAAATGTAAACAAAGGTAAATTAGATGCTTATGCTTTTACATTTAAAAGAAAAAAGCAGGTCATAGGAAGGCCTTATAAGCCGTTTATGTTTAATTCTTATAGTGAGGTTTATACAAAAATGCTTAGTAAATTAAGGAAAATAAAAATATAAATATATTTCATTAAATTTGTACCAAAATGAAGGACTGCGGATATACATTAAGGAAAGCTTATTTCGATAAGTTTATCTCGGCCTCCTACTCATTAGCTGCTTATGATACCATAGCACCTGACACAGTAGAACCGCCTTATTTGATTATCAGTAGTCAGACACAAGTGGACAATAGTAATAAACAAAGCTTTGCTTATAATGTTACTATCCAATTTGACATAGTTTATAGGACTTTTAAAGCAGGGGAAGTAGGGCAGAAAACTGTTGATACTTATGCAAATGAGTTATTAGAAATAGTAGGTGTTAGACCACCAAGCTACCCTAGTACTGCACCTGACTTTAAAATAGTGACTTCTAAGATTAGTAGTAATATTGCTACCTTTGACTATGTGGATGAGGCTTATGTGTTTAGAAGGGTAATAACAATGGATCATTTCGTGAATCAATTAACATAAAAGAAAAATAAAATAAAATGGCAACAACAAGTGTATTTAACGGAACTTCATTAGTAGTTCTAATTGGAACTGAAGTAATAGGTTTCGCTACTTCATGTTCTTTAAGTTTGGCTATCGATGCTCCAGACGCATCTACAAAACAAAGCTTAGGATGGGCTGATGAAATTGGTGGGCAAAGGTCTTGGTCTTTAACAACTGATGGCTTAGCTACAGTAGTTCCAGGAACAGTTGCTACTTATGTAACTACTGCTGAATTGAATGCTTTAGCAATCGCTAGAACTGCAGTTCAAGTTAAGTTTACTACTGTAGATAACTCAACAGTTGGTGGTGTAACTCCAGTTACAGGTGATGTGATTTATTCAGGTTCAGCATTTATTGAGAGTGTAGATATGACTGCTGATATGGAGAATCCAGTTACTTACTCAGTTTCTTTCAAAGGAACAGGGCCATTAACTATCGCTACCAACGCATAGTAAAAACAAACCAAAAAAACCAAACATATGAGAGGACAATTTGAATTAACTCTTTCCGATGGAAAGAAGATACCGATGCGTTTTTGTACTTGGAGTCTTAAAAGATTCTGTCAATTACAAGGGATAGGGCCTTCTGACATAGGAGGATCTTTAAGTGGCAAGGATTCACTTGATGCTATTGTTAACTTACTGAAATCTGCTGCTGAATATCCATTATATTCTCAAGGAATCACTCCAAGCTTCACAGAGATGGAAGTATGTGATTGGATAGATGATATGGGTGGCATGGGTGGACAAAAGTTCCAAGATGTGATGTCAGCTCTTGCAGACAGTATGAATAGCGGCATAGAAGATAAGCCAACAAAGTCAACTAAAAAGGATGGAGTAAAAAAAAATTAGAGTGGATTGACATAGAAAGATATACAATGGGGGAGTGCAAAGTGCTTCCCCATTTGTTTTGGGAGATGACCATGGCTGAATTAGATTTTGTGTGGTATGGGTATAGACACGAGGAAGAACAGAAGTGGATTAGAACTAGATGGCAGACAACTTTACTTATTAATATTCAGCTACCTAAGGGTAAGAAAGTTAAGCCAAAAGAGCTTATTGAATTAGACTGCGATACTCGTAACTTTGTAAAGCAAAGAGTGATGACAGAAGATGAGCTTAAAGAAGTTTTAAATAAATATAAAATTGTTAAACCGATAATGTAATGGCTAACGAAGAAGGTGTTAAAATTATTATAACCGCAGAAGATAGGTTTAGTGAAACAATGAAGAAGATTGATGCTTCTTCTAAAATATTTGGTGAAACAACTAAAAATACACAAAGAAATCTGGAGGCTCTTGAAAGAGAAATGGTTAGGCTTGTTGCCAATGGCTTAGATCCTGCTGATAAGAAGATTAAAGAGATGAAGGCTAATTATGATAAATTAAGCCAATCATTAAAAGGAGGAGATGCTTCTTTAAAAAAATCAAACCAACAATGGACTAACCTTGCATTGGTTATTCAAGATTTACCTTATGGATTTAGAGGTATTCAAAATAACCTACCTGCTCTTATTGGTGGATTTGCAGGTGTTAGTGGTGCAGCCTATGTTTTAGGTTCTGCATTAATTGCTATATGGACTGCATATGGCGATAAAATAACAGAAGTAATATTTAAAACAAATGCATTAGATACTGCTAATAAGCAACTTAAAGACGGAATGCTAGAATCCGTAAAATCAACATCTAGTGCAAGAGAAGAATTATTTAAAGTATCAGCAGTAATAAAAGCTGGTAAAGATAATTTAATTGATAAAACTGCTGCTTTAGATTATTATAATAAACAACTTGGAACAACATTTGGTGTAGCAAAAACATTAGAAGAGGCTGAAGCCAAAATAGTTGAAAAAACTCCAAAATATATAGAGGCTATAGGATTAAAAGCTAAAGCTCAATATTATTACGCAAAAGCAGCAGAATATGCAATTAAAGGAGATATAGCTGGATTAGAAGACCAAACAAATATTTTTGATAAGTTAATTGCTTTTTCTAAGGGGTTTGCAGATGTTGCAACTATTGGCCCAAAGGAAATAATAAAAAGTATTTTAGGTTCATTATCAACTGCCCAAAGCGATGCCGTTAATAAGATAACTAAAAACTCAAAACTAATTGGTGATATTTTGTTTAAGAGTGGCAATAATGCCATGGATCAATATTTCAAAGCATTTAAAGAAGCTGGTTTATCTGATAAGGAAATAGCAGACATATTTAAAAAGTTTAATGATGCAAGAAATAGGGCCTTTGATAAATCAAATACATTAAATCAAGATAATAGTTTATTAAATTCATTAAAATCTGAACAAGCATTATATAAAGATGATATGTTCATGAAAAGAGCTATTGGTCTTGAAATATTAAATGAAGAGGAAAGGTTGGCGATTGAAAAAGCAACATTTGAAAAAGCTTCTGTTCAAACATTGTTAAATATAGCAAATGATTTTAAGTTTAAAAGGCTAGCAGTTGAAAAGGAAACTTTAGATGAATTACAAAAAATAAGAAATGAAGCTGCAAATCAAGCCGCAAAAGATAAAGAGAAAGCAGATAAAGATGCAGAAAATGCTGCTCAAAAAGTAAACGATAGAAATTTACAAAACGCTCTTACTGCTTTAAAAATAGAATCTGATGTAGCCACTAAAATAGCTAATGCTAGTGGCAAAACGACAGCTACGGATAGGATTAAAATATTAGAAGACTATAAAAATAAATTATACGAATTAGCTTCAGTTGGTGGATATACTGCTGAACAATTTGATAAAATATCAGATGCATTAGTTAATGTCGATGCTGCAATAGAAGGATCACAAGATAAGGTAAGAACATTTAATGTTACATGGACAGATACAATGAATGGTATAAATAGTATTATTAATGATTTTATTAATAACTCTTTATTTGCATTAGGGGAATCCATGGGCAAGATATTTGCAGGAGAAACTGTAGATGCAATAGATGTTTTTGGGACATTAATAGCAGATGCATTACAATTATTAGGTAAACAATTAATAGCATTTGGGGTTGCTAAACTAGCAGCATTTGAAGCATTAAAAAGCGGTACTCCAACAGGAGCGGCATTGGCTATAGCAGCAGGTCTTGCAGCAGTCGCAGCAGGAGCACAAATGAAATCTATGATAACTAGAACAAGTAGCGGAAGAAATGCACCTGCTGGTAATATTCCTGCGTTTGCAAATGGAGGTATTATTTCTGGCCCTACAATGGGGTTAATGGGTGAATACCCAGGAGCTAAATCTAACCCTGAAGTAGTTGCTCCTTTAGATAAATTAAAAGATATGCTAGGTGGTGGACAAGGGGGTACTTTTGTATTAAGAGGACAAGACTTACTTTTGTCGGTAAATAGAGCACAAAAGGCATCAAGTATTAAAGGACAAACAATTAGTTTAGCATAATGGCATACGGAAAAAGATACCTATTACAACAAGCATTAAGAGATGGCACTCAGTTGCTAGTAAATATCTATGAAGATGGATATACTGGATCTGTTTATAATTATGATGCAGTATCTATTTCTATAACTCCAAATTCTAATAGCGATGAGCCAGAACCTGGCATTATCTCATCTCAATTAAATATCTCATTTTTAATGGGTACTGATGCTGATAATAGCAATTTCCCAATCCTTCTTACTTTTAATGATAAATTCTACTATGTAGAAGTAACTCGCATAGATTCCATTGCAGTAGAATCTGTTATTTGGAAAGGTTATACTTTTAATGACTATGTAACGCTGCCATTTACTACTGGTACTACACAAGTTGACATTATTTGTATAGACGCATTGTCGTTTATGAAAAATACCTTTTACCCTTATACTGCTTCATCAAATCAATTAGAAAATTTATATACTGTATTGGCTCAAGGGTTAAACTCAATAGGGTTTGTTAATGGATCAAGCTTGTATCAATGTTGCTCTTATTTTGGTTCTGCTATGGCTAATAGAGGTGCAAGTACTGCTAATGAACCATTTTCTCAAACATATATTTATAGAAGAGATTTACAGCAAAATAGTTATTATGATTTAGTAGAAAAAATAGTTAAGTCCTTTGGGTGTAGATTATTTCAACAAAATGGAGATTGGTGGATTATGTCAGCTAATGAAATGGCTGCATCAACAATTTATTTTACAAAGTATAATTTAAGTACTGGAACATCTACTAGTGGCACGTTAAGTAATGCGTTAACTATAGAACCATATTCTTCTAATAATATTCACTTTGTTAATAATAGTCAAACTAAAATAACTAGAAAAGGTTATCCAGTTGTAAAGGTTTCTGCTCCAGTTAGGTTTACAAGTGATTATATAGCAAATGGTACATTTAAAATAAATAGTGCTGGGGTTGTTACTAACTGGACTCAAGCAACAACTTTTTCAACAATTACAGTAGTACCTATTCCATCTGAGCCTTATGATGTAGTTGAATTAATTAATAATACATTTAGCGGAGGAGCAACTTTTTCTTATGTTACTGCTGGCACCTTGCCATATTTTAATGCTCCAGGATTTGATTTATCTTTTGATTTTTCAATATCACGTCCTGGAGGCCCTCAAATATCAATATCTGTAGAAAACTCTATTGGACAAAAATTCTATGCTGATGCAAATGGTGTATGGGGTGCACCTGGAGTACAAGTATATTATATTGTTGATTCTAATGCTGGTAATAATGTATGGCAAACTGCTAATATTAATCTTCAGTTAGGAGCTTTTAATATTGGAGGTACGAATTATAATGTAGAAGGATATTTTAGATTTGAATTTACTAATCTTGGTTCAGGATTTGTTTCAACTACAAAATTAAGAAACGTTAGAGCAAGCCAATCTTCAACTGCATTGCCAAGTTCTTTAAATGCAACAAGATACGTAACTACAACAAATTCTTTAACTAAGGATTTTGAATCTTCTCTTGGTATTTATAGGTCTGATATTGCTAATTGTTATGGTGCTTTATTCTATTCAAATGGAGCTCCTATTACATTATGGTATAGATATTCTCATTTAGGAACAACATATCCTTCATTGCCAATACTTGTAGCAAGAGAGCTATCTAATTTATTTAATAGGAACTATGCTACATTAGAAGCTGAATTAGGTAAAACGTTTAATGGTAATTCATTGATTTATTTATCTAACACATATAGTGTAGAAGATTCTGCATCTAGTGCATTAACTTATGATGGCAAGAAATTTTTACTAAATAGGGTTTCAGCAATTCCGTATATTGACCAATCAACAGGCATACAATTATTAGAAATAATAGATGAAGACAATACATCTACAGAAAAAACTGAGTGGATTTTAAGTTAATAAACATATAAAAATTAATATAATAAAATGGCAAGTGTAATAAATGGGACAAATATAGTTTTATATGAATATGATAGCAACGCTACTTATTTCTTTAATGGAGATTTTGGCGGAGGTGTCTTTGATGGCATTGTGTGTAAGCAAATGAGCAGAACTCAAGAGGTAGAAACCTCATCAAACTTTACTAAAACAGGAGCAGGAACAATAGCTGCGTTTATTACAGATGCTGGAGAGCCTGGAGTAACTACAATACCAGCAGGAACTTGGAGTTTTAGTGCTTATTATTCTGTTGTAACCGCCTTTGCAGGTGCTGAAGTTAAGTATGAGTTATATAAATATAATGGTAGTGTTGCTACCTTGTTGTTTACATCGGCAATAACACCCTTAACAACCCTAGCAAAGACCTTATATACTACGGAAATGACAGTTACTCAAACAACTATAGGCTCGACAGATAGGCTTATAGTTAAGGTTATTTATACTGGCTTAACAACTACTAACCAAATTACGCTTTATACTCAATTTACTAATCCAGCTCAAGTAACTACAACTATACCATTAGGGACTCCAATGGGAGCTTCTACAAGTTGCTCATTTGAGGCATCTACTGAACAAGTAGAAGTAACCTCTCAAACATCAGCTTGGTTTAGGGAGTTTAAAAGTGATATTACTTCATGGACAGTTAATTGTGATGGCTTTATAGCCTTAAGTGGTTACTCTTATCTTGCTTTAATGCAGAAGCAATTAAACAGAGCTTCAATAGATGTAAGATTCTCAATAGATAATGACAATGCAGATAATAGTGATACTTATGGATATTCGATAGTAAGCGGAACGGCTAATATCACATCTATTAGCTTAAGTGCTCCTGTAGAGGGTGCATCTACTTATTCATTGGCATTACAAGGCACAGGCCCTTATTCAATAACAGGAACTCAAGTCATAGACGGAGGTTCTACAATATCAACTTCAAGCGTGAATAGTTTTTCTTATACGGCAGCAGGTGGTGAAACAACTGTTACATTCTCAGGTGCAATAGGATCTACTTGCATATCGGTTACAAGAGGTGGTGTAGAGGTTAGAACGATAGCTACAAGCGGTGTACCAACGGATGAGAATGTTACCTTTAATAGTGCCACAGGAGTTCTTACCTTTGCAACGGCAAGACCGCTAGAGGTGGATGAGTTTGTCAGAATGATTACTAAATAATTAATTAGAAATAGAATGAGTCAACAGATACAGATTACTGGAGGTGCGAAAGTTAGGAATTTACAAGATGTAATTATTGGAACAAGTGGGGTATTAAGTTCTGTAGCTTTTGATGTTGCTAATGGTGTACCAAGACTTGATGTAAATGGTAAGATTTTAGTAAGTCAATTACCTAACTCGGTTATGGAGTACAAAGGAACTTGGAGTGCTGCTACTAACACACCAACCCTTGTAAATGGTACAGGAAATCAAGGAGATGTTTACTTATGTAATGTGGCAGGAACAGTTGACTTCGGTGCTGGTGCTATTGCTTTTGTTGTAGGCGACCAAGTTATTTATAGCGGTTCTATATGGCAAAGGGCTTCAGGTGCAACAGGAACAGTTACGAGTGTTGCGGTTACTGAAAGCGGAGATAGTTTAAATATCACAGGCTCACCAATTACTACAAGCGGAACGATTAACATAGGATTCAACGGAACTAATTTACAATATGTAAACGGAGCAGGAAATTTGACAACCTTCCCTACATTAATCACTTCCATAGGTTTATCTATGCCGAGTGCTTTTAGTGTCGCAAATAGCCCCTTAACGGCTAATGGAACGATTGCAGTAACAGGAGCAGGTGTTGCTTCACAATATATCAGGGGAGATGGTACTTTAGCAGATTTCCCTTCAAGTGGCGGTGGCGGTTCTTCGGTTTCGTATTATCTTAACGGAGGAACAAGTCAAGGCACTATTGGTGGTACTACTTATTACGAAATGAGTAAAACTGCGGTGATAGGAACAGGGGTTGATTTCGCTAAATCAGGAGATGGTTTTATAGTAGCTTTCTTAACGGATGCTAACGACCCTGCACAATTAAACATACCAGCAGGAAATTGGAACTATGAGATTTATGCTTCAATGAGTTCTAATGGTGGTACTCCGCAGATGTACGCAGAACTTTACAAGTACGATGGAACGACTTTTACTTTGATTTCTACAAGTAGCAATGAGATTATATACGATGGTACTGCTTTAAATCTGTACACTTTTGCAATGGCAGTTCCTGATACAAGTTTGACTTTAACGGATAGGTTAGCGGTTAAATTATACGCTACGAATAGCGGTGGTAAGACTACAACTATTCATACTCAAGATGGTCATTTGTGCCAAATCATAACAACATTTAGTACAGGTATTACTGCATTGAATGGTTTGACTGCTCAAGTGCAATACTTTCAAACAGGAACGAGTGGAACGGATTTCAATATTTCAAGTACAACGGCTACGCATACTTTTAACATTCCTGATGCGAGTGCAACTGCAAGGGGGTTAATTACAACAGGAACTCAAACGATAGCAGGAACAAAGACTTTTGGTATAGTTAAATTTGATGGTGGAATATATCTTAAAGATAGTGCTATAACAAGCATTATAAGTGGATATACAGCAATAGGTTCAGTTACAGGGGGAATATATATAAGTTTAAATGGTTCTATATATCAAAGTACTTTAGCTTTTAATAGTGCCGCAGATTTTACATATCAATTTCCTTCAGCAAGTGGCACAATAGCTTTAGTTGGTGGTAGTGGTGTAGGAACAGTTACAAGCGTAGCTGCTTTAACAATAGGGACAAGTGGAACTGATTTAAGTTCAAGTGTAGCTAATAGTACAACAACTCCTGTAATTACTTTAAATGTACCAACTGCAAGTGCAACAAATAGAGGTGCTTTATCAAGTGCAGATTGGTCAACCTTTAATAGTAAACAAGGAACTGTATTTGCAACTGCACCAATTAGTATTGTATCAAATAATATTTCAATAACCCAAGCAAGTGCTTCGGTTGATGGTTATTTATCAAGTACTGATTTTAACACATTTAATAATAAAATATCAGGTTTAGGTACTGCTGGGTATATAACAAGATACACAGGTTCGGGTGGCACAATAGGTAATAGTGGACTTTATGATGATGGTACAACTGTATCTTTAATCAGTAGAGCATTAAGTGGTTCAAGTGCAAGTTTTAGTGTATCAAGTGGAACTGTTTTAAATGTGGCAGGTAATGCTATATTTAGAGGCGATACAGGAGTAGGTACACCAAGACAATTAATTATAACAAGCGGCGGAAGTACACCTGTTTATTTAGAAGCAAAGGGATATGGTGCGAACTACCAAACTGATTTTGGAATAAGGACTTACAACAATGTAGGAACTGCATTTGAAGTATTTTATGCAGATAGTTCGGGAAGGGTTGGTATTAATCAAGTTTCTCCTAGTTATCAGCTAGATGTTAATGGTACAGGAAGGTTTACAACTTCTTTAGGTATTGGCTCTGCTGGTGCTTATGCAAGTACAACATTATTAGTAAGGTCAAATAGTGCAACATCAACAAACTGGGCATTTATTGCAGAGGATAATGCAACAAATCAAATATTTGGAATTAGAAATAATGGTAATGTAGGTATTGGTACAACTCCAAGTGCAAGATTAGAAGTTAAACAAGCAAATTCATTAGATTATAGAGGTTTATTAGTGGTAGATTCAGCTACACCTAATTGGATAGGTTTAGCACATACAGGAAGTGCAGGTGTAATATCTGTTTTATATGATGGTGCAGGAAGTTTTACGCCAATGGTGTTTAAAACAAGCGATACCGAAAGAATGCGTATTACAAGTGGAGGTCAAGTAGGTATAGGAGTTACACCATCAGCTTGGAGTTCAGCAACTTTTCCTAATGTTCTACAAGTAGGTTATGCATCATTAATTACAAATGGAGGTGCTTTTGCTCAATTGAGTAGCAATCTTTATTATGATGGTACTGCATATAAATACATATCAACAAATGGTGCATCTCGTATTATTCTTGATTCGGATGGCGCTATTACATTTAATAATGCAGCATCGGGAACAGGTGGTACTACCGTTACTACTTCCGAAAGAATGCGTATTACAAGTGGAGGCAATGTATTAATAGGAACTACTACTGATGGTGGATATAAGTTACAAGTTAATGGTACTTTGTATACTGCAGATATGGTAACAATAGGTATTGCAGATATTTCAACAGGAGAAAACAAAGGATTAAGATTAAATAATACAGGTAGTGGTGGTAAAAATTGGAATATTACCGCAGGTAAAACAGGTAGCAATAATGCAGATTTTGTTGTAAGAAATTCAACAACTCACGCAAATGTTTTAGCATTAGATGGTACAAGTGGTTCTGCTGAATTTATTTCATCAATATATGCTACTGCATTCTTTGAATCTTCCGATAATAGATTAAAAACACTTATCCAAGATAACTACCAAACAAAAGGCATTGCATCAATAACTCCTAAACTTTACACTAAAAACGGAAAGGTTGAATTAGGTTATTATGCTCAAGATTTTGTTGGGATATTAGATAGTGCGGTTTCAAAAGGTAGTGATGATATGTTAAGCCTATCTTATCGTGAGGTGCATACGGCTAAAATATACGCATTAGAGCAAGAAATTAAAGAATTAAAAGCTAAACTTAATTAATATGGCAGATACTTGGGCAGGTAACGCTAACAATCAATTAGTAACTTTTAAGGCATTTTTAGATGGAGTGTCAACGGGTGCTTATTATGGTAGCTATTATCCAACCGCTCCATCAAATACAAGAGAAATAATGACCGTTGGCGATTTAAATACTTACGGAGTTTACTTTTATATTCATAATGGCACAATGAATCTTTATGATACTTTTACAGGTGTATCAAATTCAAAATGCCTAACTAAATTAGACTTTATATTACAAGCCGACTTTGATATAAGTAGTACAAATGTAATAAGTTGTACTCCAATGGGATTGGAATACCAAGTTTTATATTCATCAACTTTTGCGGTTGGCGCTCAATTATATTCAAATAGAGCATTAACAACGGCTAAAACATTTAGTTCAAGTAGATGGATATACAACTATTCTTATGGTGCGTTATCATTGCAAGTTAACACATCGGGAGTAATTTTATCAATTGTTTCTTGTTAAAAAAATAAAATATAAATATGAAAACAATCTCTCCTATCCAAAGTTGGATAAACGGAAAATCAGTAACGGCAACAATCTTTAATATGTACCCTATCGGTGGGGTGCTAGGTTCATCTGCATCTTTTTACTATTCATTATTAGATAGTGATTTAGCTAATGTAGCACAAGGTAATTTAACAATGAGTGGTGAGGCTTACGCTGCTTGGGGTAATGATGATGAGTATTGTTGGAATTGGGCTGCATCTACTGACCAACTTAACCTTACAATCATAGGGGATTATGTACCGCCTGTTGTAGAAGTAGCACCAACAAATAGTATTTAGTTATATATTTGTAAAAAATCAAACAAATGCAATACAAAAAAATCAACGAGGTAATTAACCAAATCAACAACATTCAAGGTAATCCTGAAGAAAAAGTTATTAAGAAATTAGTAAAGTTTGCTGAAAAGCTAAAACCTTATCAAGAGGAATACGCAACTAAAGCACAAGAGTTAAGACTTGATAACGCAGCTACCGACAAAGATGGTGTGTTAATCCTTAACGACAAACAGGATTATAAGTACACTAAAGAAGGATTAAAGAAACTACAAGACCAAATTAAAGAACTAGGGGAGAAGGAGTTTGATTTTAAGCCTATTGAGGTAATTAATACTCAAGGATTAGAGCATTTTACATTCCTTCAAGATTGGACTACTGGTATCGCATTTATAACAGAAGAAGAAGAGGAAGAGTTATAATGAAGTTCATTAAGGACAATATTTTGTTCATAGCCATAGTACTACTCGTATTGTGGCTATATTTTTTAGTTAAACCTTCATACTTACCTAGAGTTCCAAGTGGATTTGATACCTCCAAGTTTAAGAAGGTGCAGGTAATCCATGATACCCAGTATTCAAAAGTGTACATAAATCGGTACAGAAAAGGGGACTCTATACCTTATAAGGTCATAGATACCATTTATACGCATATATCCGATACGATACGCATAGTATCCGATTATAGCCAAGTCAAGGCTTATTCCGACACTATTAAGAAAGATTCTAATATCTTTGTAATAGATGATACTATCAGCCAAAATAGGATCATCAGTAGAGGATTTAAGGCAGATATAACCCAAAAAACCATCGTTGTAAGAGAGTTCTACGCTAGTAAACCGACTAATACCCTTTATTGGGGCATTAGAGGCTCATACAGACCACTTGTAGGCTTGGAAGTACTAAGTC